TTTAAAAAATTTAATGATGGTGACACCAAATGATTACAGAACGGAAAAAGAAATACCTGAATACTATAAAGGCAAGAACGGTTATATGGCTAAAGATGTTGTAAGCAATTTTGAACTAAGCTACAATATCGGAACGGCAGTTACTTATCTATTACGTGCAAAAAATAAGCACGAAGATGGAGGGCTTGAAGATATTAGAAAGGCTATACATCATTTACATTTTGAGCTAGATGTCTTAACCTCTAAGACTAGGATAGGAGCTTTATCACCAACAGGCGTACAGAAGTGACCTTATATAAATGTAAGTGTGGAAAGACTAAAGAGCTTTCAAAAGTGACAATAGTTTATGTAGACGGAGACTGGGAAACTAAAGAAGCACTATGTTCTTGTGGATTGTATATGGACTCTAAGCCTACAGAGGGAATGCCTAGCCTTAAAAGGACTGAGGAATCATTAAGCAAAAACAGGGATAAACTTTGGAATGGAGCTAAAGAAAAGCTAATAGGCGAAAGAGGAATTAATGAACCATTTGATTAAATAAATAAGCAAAATTTCTATTATATACTATGAAACAACAAGTTAAGATAAGTAAGGTCAAAGGAAACCCAAGCAATCCTAGAATTATTAAGAACGATAAGTTTAAGAAGCTAGTCAAGTCAATTCAAGACTTTCCTGAGATGTTAAAGCTAAGACCTATTGTAGTTGATGAGGATATGGTTGTCTTAGGTGGTAATATGAGATTAAGAGCTAGTAAAGATGCAGGACTAAAAGAAGTATGGATTGAAGTAGCTGAAGGACTTACTGAAGAACAAAAGAAAGAGTTTATCGTAAAGGACAATGTAGGTTTTGGAGAATGGGAATGGGATATTTTAGCGAATGAATGGGATAGCGTACAACTTTCTGAATGGGGTTTAGATGTATGGGAAAACTTAGACGACAAAGAACCTGAAGCAGGACTAATAGAAGATGACGAAATACCTGAAGTAAAAGAAAGCAAAGTCAAGCGTGGTGATATTTGGCAACTAGGAGAGCATAGAATAATGTGTGGTGATAGCACAAGCTCAGATGATGTTGCTAAACTAATGAATGGAGAAAAAGCTGATATGGTATTTACAGACCCTCCTTATGGTGTTAATATGAATAGAAGTGGTAAAATTATGAATGATGATTTAAAGAATGATGATTTATTTAATTTAATTAATTCAGCTTTTATAAATTCTATTATTGTTTCTAAAGATTGCCACTTTTATTGGTGGATTGGGTTTAAGGCATATTCTATGATGGAAAAATCTTTTATAGATAATAATATTAAAATTGACAATTGTATAGTTTGGAATAAACCTAGTATTGGAATGGGTAAAACAGGATATAGATATAAACACGAATTATGCATTTTTAAAGGAGAAATAAAAGATAAGTCTTTAAGTGATGTTTGGAATTTTGATAGAGATAGGCAGGGGTTGCACCCAACTATGAAACCTATTAAACTAATTTGTTATGCATTAAAAAATTCAAGTAAAGTAAATATGATAGTACTCGATTTATTTTTAGGGAGTGGCTCAACACTAATAGCAGCAGAGAAACTTAATAGAAAATGTTACGGAATGGAATTAGATGAAAAGTATTGTGATGTAATAATAGAAAGATGGGAACAGTTCACAGGACAAAAAGCAATAAAGAATGGAACAGAATAGAACAAAGATTAACAAAGAGAGATTACTCAAAGCGTTAGAAAGTTCATTAGGAGTAATAACAACTGCTTTAAAAGCAACAGACCTAAGCAGAACAAACTTTTATAAGTGGCTAAAAGAAGATGAAGAATTTGCAGCTAAGGTTGAAGAAATAGAAAACATACAGCAAGATTTTATTAAGTCAAAGTATTATGAATGCGTAAAAGATAAAGTGCCTTCAGTTGTAATACACGCTGCAAAGACTAGACTTGGTTGGAATGAAACAAACAGAGTAGATATAACTTCAGGCGATAAAGCTATTAATATGCCTGTAATAACATTTGTTGAAACTGATACTGAATAAGAAATACAACCCCCTCTTTGAGTCTAAAGCTAGGTACTTTATAATCACAGGAGGTAGAGGTTCTGGAAAGTCTTTTGCAGCTACAGTCTTTCTTACTTTACTGACTATGACAAAGGGCATAAGGATTCTCTTTACAAGGTTTACAATGACCTCAGCTCACCTCTCAATTATTCCTGAGTTTTTAGAAAAGATAGGGTTGCTAGGATTTGATGAAGTCTTTAGTATTAATAAAGCAGAAGTATTAAATACAAGCAATCAATCAGACATTCTATTTAGAGGTATAAGAACTTCAGCAGGAAACCAAACGGCTAGCCTAAAGTCTTTGCAGGGAATAAGCACTTGGGTATTAGATGAAGCCGAAGAGCTTATAGATGAAAACATCTTTGATACTATTGACCTTAGTATTAGGGAGAAAGATATTCAGAATAGAATTATATTAATATTAAACCCAGTTACTAAAGAACATTGGATTTACAACAGGTTTTTTGAGAGTAAAGGCGTTGAAGGTGGTTTTAATGGCATTAAAGACAATGTATGTTATATTCATAGTACATACCTAGACAACAAAGATAACCTCTCTACGAGCTTCCTAGAGCGTATTAAGAGCATAAAGCATACTAACTTTAAAAAGTACACGCATAAAATCTTGGGAGGATGGTTAGACAAAGCCGAAGGAGTTGTATTTGACAACTGGTCAATAGGAGAGTTTAATCCTGATAACTTACAGACTTCTTGTGGAATGGACTTTGGGTTCTCAGTAGACCCTGACTCATTAACAGAAGTGGCTATTGATAAGAAGCACAAGAAGATTTATTTAAAAGAACATATTTATCGTAATGGAATAAAGAGCCACGAACTAGCAAAGATAGTTTTAGATAAAGTAGACAATATGCTAATAATAGCGGACAGCTCAGAGCCTAGACTTATTGCAGACCTTAGACATTTAGGAGTAAACATCAAGCCAGTTAAAAAAGGAACTATTGAAAGTGGAATAACTAGAATGCAAGACTATCATTTAGTTGTAAGCCCTGAGTCTACAAACATAGCTAAAGAATTAAACAACTACATATATTCAGATAAATCCTCGAAATTATATGTAGACAATTACAACCACGCAATAGATGGAATAAGATACAACGTTATATATCACTTAGACAATCCTAATGCTGGTAAGTACTTTGTACAATAGAAAAAGGGCTGCCTAATTATAAGCAACCCTATTTCAGAACAAGAAAGAATACGAAGAACTCGGCAAATATACACTTTAAAAAATAAAGAGCAACTATTTCTATTATATTATATACCTATGAAAGTAAAAATTAAAAAAGAAGGAAAAAAAGAAACTTATAATTTAATTGACTCGTGGTCAGAAGTTACTTTAGAAAAATGGCTTAAAGTAATAGAGCTTGAAACAGGTAGTAAAACAAAAGAAGCAGAAGAAACAATAGCAGCTTTTTCTGACATACCTAAGCAATTAATAAAAGAGCTTAGAATACAAGATGTAGCAGTTATAATGAGTCAGATAGCTGAGTTGCAAGGTGAACAAGATACGTTATTAAAAAAGGTTTTTGAAATAGAAGGAGTTGAATACGGAATGCATCCGAATCTGGACTCCCTGACTTTAGGAGAATATGCAGATATAGAAACTTTTATTAAAAATGGAATTGAAAGCAGCTTGCCTGAATTAATGGCGGTACTTTTTAGACCAATAAAAGAAAGGAAGGGAGATACTTATGTAATAGCAGCTTATGATGGTGAGATAACTATTAGGGCAGAAGAAATGAAAAAGATGTCAGCAGAGCAAGTGCAAAGTGCGCTGGTTTTTTTTTATCATTTCGTGAACAGCTTATTGATGACTTTGCCGTCATTTTTACAGGAACGGACAAAGGAAGTGAAGGAGCAGTTGGAGGAGAAGACTTTGCAGAAAGATGGGGATGGTTTGGAGTAATGCACAGGTTGTGCAATCAAAATATAGTAAACTTAGATGCAGTATCAAGACTCAATCTATTAGAGTGCTTAACGTGGCTAAGTTATGAAACAGATTTAAACGAAAGTAAAACAGTAACTAGAAATGGCAATATCTAATAAAACATTTAATAACGCAATAGATACTCTAAAGCAATTAGGGATTGAACACGAGCAAATTCATACTACTACTTCTGGAGATATTTGGGAAGTAGATATGGACGAAACTCTTTTTCCTTTGTTGCATATTAATCCAATTAATGTAACTACAGGTCAGTCTACACTTACCTACAATTTTCAATTATTCGTTATGGATGCTGTAAGTGAAAGAGAGGATTGGACTGTAACAAATATACAGTCAGCAAATAACCTAAGTAATGAGCAAGAAGTTACTTCAGCTTGTTTACAGATTTGTGTAGATATTATAGGAATGTTCAGACATAGTAAATGGCAAACAGCAACTACACTAATGCCAGCGTCTCCAGACCCTTTAGTAACTGATATTGATGACCCTGTTTACTTTACTGAAGGGGAATACACTTTAGAGCCGTTCCAAGAAAGGTTCGACAATCTACTAACAGGCTGGGTTTTCTCAATAGGCATAGAAGTTCAGAACGACTTTCAAACTTGTGATATACCTGTAGTGAATAATCCAATAGGTAAATAATGTTTAAATTTAAGATAGGAAAATATAAAATAGAAATAGGCTTTTTTAAAATAACAATAAAAATATAAATAATGGCAACACTAACGACCACAGTAACAGAATCACTAACCTTAAATGGAGCGTTAAGAGGTAGTAGTAACGTACTAACAACAACAGGAATAGTAGATGTATTCGAGAGAATAGTAACCTGTACACACTCACAAGATACGATTGTAGCAGTATTTGACACAGCTCCTTATAGCAGTCCTGGAGCTATTGATAGGGATAACGCTAAATACATCAGGGTAACAAATTTAGATGACACTACAGAAATTGAATTAGCAGTAGTAGGTGTTGCAACTTCATATATTGTAAGGCTAAGAGCTGGAGCTTCACACTTATTATTTAATGGTGATGATATTATAAAAGGTGCAGGTAATACAACTATCGTATTTGGAGTAACAGATGAGTTAGCAAATTTAGAAGCTAGACCTATTGGTACTGCAGATGTTCAATTAGAAATTTTTGTAGGGTT